CATCAATATGCTCGATTGCTTATATAAAAATATTGAAAATGTAGAACTGGTCAGCATGGATGATGGTGGTTGTTGGTATGACATTGATATCGAAGGATTGGACGAAGAAGCTGAAGAAGAGCTACAAGAATTCATCGATGAAAACAGCGTCTACGATCTAGAAGATCGTGAAGAAGATTCTTGGTATAACGATGAAACTGAATGGTGGATCTGGGGACCGATCGAGATCCTGGATGAATCCGGTGAACGTGTGCGTATTATCTGTGCAGATGCAGATGGCAATATCGTCGACTTCAAGGAGGAATCGTGATAAAAAAAATCCTAAATGAGATCAAGGCCGAATCAGCTAAACTAAAAGAATTTCGATTTATCGTATTCGTAATAGCTTACATATTATTCAGTATGGTAGGCGCATATAATCTTGCTCATCTAATCACATTCTGTTATATTATACTATTGCTTGAACAGCTTGTTTCAAAGAAAGACTAATGGATTATTTTTTATTCGTACTCATGGCTCTACTGTCATTCTTGGCAGGTAAACAGGCGGCCGATAATAATAATAAAAAACATCAGCCACCTACTAACGACAAATTAAAAAAAGATTTGGAATATAATAAAAATCTAAATACCAGTTTATTAAATGATGTCAGCGAGTTAAGAAAAAAGAACAACGATTTACTTGAGAAAAATTGGAAGTTAGAACAAGAGATAAAGAAATATGAAAAGAACGTATAACACAGGTGAATCAGAAGCAGTAGAGTTTTTCATAGGTACAGAAATCGAACGCACTCCTGCATATGGTATGAAGACCTTGTTCGTAGTCGGTATCCAATCCATCGGCACTGTATTAGAACTAGCTGAAAAGAACCGGTGCCAGCATATCTATTTTGGTGCCAATCAGAGCTTTCCCCGACTAGATGTCAATGACAGTCAAGGATGGGCTCCATGGGAGATCATGATCGAGGCATGCCTTGGCGCTGATCTTTGGTGTACTCTAGATCTAGATGTGGCACAGGCAGAAGGACTATTAGAAAGTGGACTAACTGAATATCGTAGATTCATACCACAGATTTCGGTGAAACTGCCCTATTTACAACAGTTAGGTTATAATGCTACAATAAAGATTGATGATGTAGGCTTTGAAGCCTCAAATCCGGGTGTATGGTGTATACCAGTTGGCGCCATTACACAACGCAAATATTTTACCAATTGGGATGAATACTCTAACGATGAGATCATTAAATGACAGCAAATATATTAAGGCAGGACTGGCGTCCGAACAAAATGACCTATATCAAGGTCAGGACAGAGTTTGAAGGTTTCCATTTTTACCCACTTGCAGGATCCATCGATACTCGCATCAAGTTTCTAGAAAACGAACATCGCCACATGTTCAAAGTAGAAGTAAAGATCTCCGTTGAACATCTAGATCGTGAATTGGAATTTTTTCTAGTCAAATGGGCCCTACAGGATTTTATAAAATCCGGAGATCAGAATCACAAATCATGTGAGATGATCGCTACAGATATTCTAGAGAATCATCTTTTACCAAAGTATGGTGAAAGATATTATGAAGTAGTAGTATCAGAAGATGGCGAATCAGATGGTATCGTCGAATATAAACCTTAATTAAAAGGAAATAAAAATGGCAATTCCTGCCTACATTAAAAAAACACTCCGTTTGAAACCCGAAGTCTCAAAGATCTTTGAGGATCTCGACAAGTGGCTCGACTACTGCCGAATTAACTTGATAGAGTTTAATCCGGCGGACCTATATCGCAGTGTCGACTACAAGACCTTCCAGCGTACCCAAGAGTATCTAGAACGCAAGGCACGTCGCGAAGCCGCTGGTATTCCGGAACCTGTGCGTGTCCGTGAGCCATACAAAGGTAAGAGAGATGACCGTTTTTCTCGTTGATCTAGAGTCAGTTTCCACTCGCTATACCTGCGAGTGGAAATCACATATTCCCAAACTACTGAAAAAGGCAGGTCATGATGTTCAAGTCATATGTGGACCCGATGATATTCCAACTGCCACTACTCCTGGAGCTTTTCTTAATTTTGGTGGCACCAACATTTATAAAGCAAGACAGGTTGAAGAAATGGGCAGATTATTTTGTTCAGGTGCTGTTCATCCAGGCGACCATTTTGTTTTTACTGATGCTTGGCATCCTGGCATCATCAATCTAAAATACATGAGTGAGCTCCTGCAGATTCCAGTGACAACACATGGTCTGTGGCACGCTGGAAGTTATGATAACCAGGACTTCCTAGGCAGGTTGATCGGCAATGCACCGTGGGTCCGACATGCAGAACAGAGTTTCTATCACTGCTACGACCATAATTATTTTGCCACAGATTTCCACATAGAGATGTTCTTCCGTGAATTACTTCAGAGCGGATCGATATATGAAAATCCTTGGTACGAAGAAGAACTGGAAGAAGTGTTAAGCGGTAAGTTTAGTAAGATCATACGCACAGGTTGGCCTATGGAATATATGGACGATATCTTAACTCCATACAAGAACATGCCCAAACGTGATTTGATACTATTTCCACATCGCATCGCACCGGAAAAGCAGGTTGAGATATTCCGTGACCTAAAAGAGCAATTACCACAATATGAATTCGTAGTATGCCAGGATCAACAGTTAAGCAAAATGGAATACCATAATCTCCTAGGAGAAGCCAAGATAGTGTTCTCTGCTAACCTACAGGAAACACTGGGCATATCATGTTATGAAGGCGCCCTAGTAGGTGCTATTCCAATGGTTCCGGATCGTCTGAGCTACGTCGAAATGTATGAAGGTCAATTCAAATATCCTAGTCTATGGACTGAGTCATGGGGTGATTATATCCAAAATAGACATTTATTAATCAAAACTATAGTAGGACATATGGACAATTACGAAAACACTATTGGATCTATCCAAAGACAGGCAGAATCATTGACACAACGGTTTTTCCATAGTACAATATTACTATCTAAACTAAAAAACCAGGAGTGATTTATGAAATTAAAGATCATAGCGGCCAGTATCGCATTGATTGCGGCACAGGCGCAATCACAAACTATTATGCCTTTTAGTACTTCAGATGTTGAATACAATAAAAGCAAAATTAATTCCTCTATTAATGCTAATTCAGCATATTCTCGAGGACTAACAGGCAAGGGCAGTACTATCGCTATTTTAGATTCCGGAATTGATGTTAAGAACGTAGATTTCCAAAATGGTAAGATTTCTCTCAGCAAAGATTTTACAGGGACAGGCATCCAAGATTCTCTAGGACATGGTACTCACGTAGCAGGTATCGCAGCCGCTACTCGGAATGGTATGGGAGTACAAGGCGTTGCGTTTGATGCTAACCTTATGATAGGTAAAATTACTGATACGGGATTTTTTATCACCATACCGACTATGCTATCAGCCCTGAGCTGGGCATCAGTTAATAATGCTACTGTGGCCAATCTCAGTGCTAGTATTGCTCTGCCAAAAGACCTCAATGCTGTAGAACTAGCACCGGGTATTAATGTTTATGCCACTGCATTATCAAACACAGGACAACTACCTGTCGGACTTAATGCCCAACAATGGGCCAGCGCCTTGACCGGACAGACAGTATTGGTCATGGCCGCAGGCAACGAAGGTGCTCGAGTACCAGGTGCTCAAGCATCATTGGCCACTGCTACAGACGCAAAAGGTAATCTAATCCTCGGCGGTCGAATGATCATCGTAGGTAGTTGGGATCAGTTAAACAATAAAATGAGTTCATTTAGTAATCAAGCAGGATCATTATGTGCTGTAGTCTATGCCGGTCGTTGTCAAGACAAATATTCAGTAAGTCAGTTTTATATCCTAGCACCGGGTAATTCAGTTACATCTACCGTGCCAACTACTGTTAATAATTCTGGATTATACTCAATGAGCGGTACCAGTATGGCTACTCCAGCAGTCAGTGGTGCTATCGCTATCCTACATCAACAATGGCCACAGTTAACAGGTGCGGCCTTGACAACATTGGTATTAACCACTGCCAACAAGAATATCACAGGATATGATCCCACTGTCATGGGGCAGGGACTGTTAGATCTCAACAAGGCCACACAGCCTACAGGTGGATTAGCATTAATGACCGCAGGTAATGTAGTCACTGGCGGTAAGACTTCGGTGGCATCGGCAGCTCTAGTGACCACTAGTGGTTCAGCTAGTACAGCCAAAGTATCTAACATTATGTTAGTAGATGGTATCGGCAGAGATTATTATACACCCGGACAGAACTTAACCGCTGTGGGATCAACTGGTCTTGGTTTCAATGCCAAACAGGCCTCGATGCCTTATACATCTAGAAACAATTACAGTCAGTTAAACAACTATACTGATCACGTGGCCACCAGAGTCGGTGACTTTGAAATGAGTTTTTATGTTGATAACAGCATGGGCAATCCAAACCTGGCGCCAGTAATGACAGAGATTAGTTACTATAAAGCATTAGGAAATACCACTGCCAAGTTTACTGCTGGCAGTTTCACAGAAAGCAACAGTTGGTTAGGTAATAGTCTAGCTGGTTATGGTACAGCACAGTACGCTAACTCAAGCCAGACCACATTCGCTGGTGTAGGCGTCGAGCATAAGTTAGATCAAACTACACAGGTATATGCCACTGCTATGACTGGCTTAACTAATACAGGTGCCAGTAACAGTCTTATTACCAACGTCGGTCCCGTAATGAGCTGGACATGGAATTTAGGAATCGAACAGCAGTTGACCGAAAAACACACCATAGGCGTCATGGCCTATCAACCACCTACTGTATATAGTGCCCAGGCCAATGGTAATATTCCTGTGGGATTGGATGCCAACTACAATGTAGTCACTGCGGGAGCAGTAGATCTAAGTGCCAACAATCCAGAATATAGATTCGGCGGTTATTATAAGTTGAAAGAAAAGTCCGGAACTAGTGTCTTGGCATTCTTTGAAAATAGACAGAATGTACAAGGTGTTGCAGGTGCCACAGCCAATGTAGCAGGCGTACTAGCCAATGTGAGATTTTAATATGATAGATAAAAGAAACGTATCGTTCGAAGAATTTCAGTGCCATATATCTAAAATCTGTAGAGACATAATGCTCAGCGAGTGGCGTCCGGAGTTGGTAGTTGGCATCGGTCGTGGGGGATTATTACCTGCCGTGATGATCAGTCATTACTTTGGTGTCAAAATGAACAGTCTAGATATCAGTCTGCGAGATGGTGGTGATACTGTCAGCAACCTAGGACTGGCACAAGATGCTTTCGAAGGTCGACGTATTTTAGTCGTCGACGATATCAATGACACAGGTGCCACATTCAACTGGTTGATGGATGATTGGCGTGGCGCATGTCTCCCGGATGAAAAGCGTTGGAATAATTTAGTATGGAATTATAATATAAGATTTGCAGTGATCTTTGACAACCTTGCCAGTGAGTGTAGGGTCAAGATGGACTACTGCGGTGAAGAGATTGACAAGGCAGAAAAAGATGTTTGGATTGATTTTCCTTATGAAGAATGGTGGACGAAATGATTAAAGAAGGAAGCCGCTGGGCGAGCGACACGAAAGAATTCGAAGTGATATTTGTAGGACTCAATGCTCCAGGTGAGGATGCTACAATATTTTATCAAAACATAGCAACCAAAGAAAGTTACAGTTGTTGGGAAGGAGCATTCCTTTCTAGATTTACGGAGATAAAGAATTATGGATAATCATATTTTTGCAGGTATACCCGACTGTCTCGAGGACAGTGATGCTCCTTGGACCGAAGTGATCAGTGAAGATTATCACGTGAAGGTTTTCGCGGACAAGTATCCTTGTACGCCGGGGCACCTACTCTACGTGCCTAAATATAATACATTAGGAGTATTAAGTGATGCGTTTGAAGATGCTGTTAGATACGGTAAAACAATGGTGGCGTCCGGAGAATGGGACGGTTTCAATATTGGACTTAATTATGGCCCAAGTGCTGGACAGACTGTTAGCTGGCCTCACATACATCTTATCCCCCGTCGTAAAGGTGATGTTGAAGATCCAATCGGCGGTGTTAGGAATACGATCCCAGGCAAGGGTAACTATCGCTCGCCGAACTATAGAGCAGATTAAACCTATTGATTTCGAGTGGAAGGCGCCAGGCTGTAATAGTCAAGGATTCCTAGCACAGACCGTGGGCACTGTTCCTTTCAATGCTGGAACAGGATTAACCTATACCGGGGCTACTAACATTCCAAACACTATCACGTTCAGCCAAAATAATAAACCTGTGCTAACCATAACACAGGATGCTGATGTGGAATGGACAGGCAAGCCCAGCGAAGCCGCTGATGCCATAATGCGAGTCCTACAGATCCGGGTAGAGGAAAAAAAAGGCATAACCAAGGCCGCTCGACGTAGATACTATGCCCTAGCCTGCCGTAATATCCTAGAGCAAGCAGAGCGGATGGAATATGAAGAATTCCTTGCTTATCTAAATAGAGAAGTGTATAATAGAGAAAGCAGAGTAATAATGGATAGCCTAAAAGGAGAAGAAGATGCAGGTTAAAACAGATAAAGAAGTGGGTAGTTGTGGTTGCGGTCGTAGTCCAACAGGTCATTGTATAGGTTGGCACGCCTTGGGCGAAGATGAATACAGAGAACGTCTAGCCCTATATGAAGATACCCAAGCGGCACTGAACAAGATGCCGAACTATATGCCCCCAGGCGCAGGAGCAGGTGGTCAATGAGCAAAATTAAAATAGCAGAACTATTCTATTCAATCCAAGGTGAAGGACGCTATATGGGTGTGCCTAGTGTGTTCCTTAGAACGTTTGGCTGTAATTTCACCTGTTCTGGATTTGGTATGGAACGACCTATGTTGAGTACTGAAGCAGATGATCTCGCCTCAATACATGAATTATACCCTTATCCAAAATATGAAAGTCTACCATTGGTCTCAACTGGTTGCGACAGTTATGCGTCATGGCATCCTAGTTTCAAAGAACTCAGTCCCATGTTGACCAGTGATGCTATCGTAGCTCGAATCATGGAGATCCTGCCATTAGGTCATTGGAGCCAAGAGCATTTGGTCATAACAGGCGGCGAACCATTACTAGGTTGGCAACGTGCTTATCCAGATTTATTAGATCATCCAGACATGCAGGATCTCAAAGAGATCACATTTGAAACAAATGGTACCCAAAAACTAACTCCAGAATTCAAAGAAGCGTTGAGCAAATGGAAGATTTCTAATCATCAGCTGAATAGAGAAATTACATTTTCAGTCAGTGCCAAACTACCCTGCAGTGGTGAGAAGTGGGAAGATGCTATCAGACCAGATGTGGTATGTGATTACGAACAGTACGGTACAGCATATCTTAAATTCGTAGTGGCCACAGAAGAAGATATCGCAGATGCTGAACGTGCCATAGACGAATTCCAACAGGC